GCTCTTGGAGTAGTAACAAGTGGTTCTAATAATACTGCTATAGGACAATTTTCTCTTGGTGCAAATACCACCGCATCTAATAACACAGCAGTAGGTTATAGTGCTGGGTATAGTAATACTACTGGTGCTTCACTTGCTATATTTGGTTTTCAAGCAGGATACACAGGCTCAACAGCGCAACAAAATACCCTTATGGGCTATCAAGCTGGATATTATGCTACTGGTAGTTACAATACTTTGCTTGGTTCTGTAGCTGGCTTTAATATTTCAAGCGGAACATATAACACTTGTATTGGTATTAATTCAGGAGCTAGTATTACAACTGGCTCTAAAAACGCAATTCTTGGTTCGTTTAACGGCAATCAAGGTGGCTTAGACATCCGTACATCAAGTAACTGGATTGTATTAAGCGATGGAGATGGCAACCCAAGAACACAAATAGACAATAATGGCAATTTAATTCAAACTGTTACTGGAACTGCGCCTACTCTTGGCACAAATTCTCAAATGACTTTTGAATTAACCAATAACACAACTTTAAAAATTAAAGTGCGTGGAACAGACGGAACAACTCGTTCAGTATCTTTAACTCTTGCATAATATGATTACTCAACAACAAGTCCTAGATGCTTTTGAATACAGAGAAGGTAAGCTGTATTGGAAGTATGTCAAGTCAATCCGCATCAAAGCTGGTGAAGAAGCTGGTAGAGAAGATGCTTTTGGCTATAGAACTGTTCGTTTCAATTACAAAATGTACCGCACACATCATTTAATTTACCTTATGTTTCATGGTGTTTTGCCTAAAATTATTGACCATATTAACGGCAATCGTTTAGATAACCGAATTGAGAACTTGCGTATTGCTACTGATTCTCAAAATAATTGCAATAAAGGCATACAAGTCAATAACACTACAGGCTCAAAAAATGTTAAATGGCATGAACGAATTAAGAAATATGAAGTATCTGTTCAGGTAAATAAACAGCGTCAATACATTGGAGTATTTGAAGATTTAGAACTTGCCGACTTAGTGGCGCACATGGCAAGAGAAAAATATCACGGCAATTTTGCAAAGCACAAATAGGAGAATAAATAATGGCAACAACTTATACAACCACAATCAATCAGATGTTTACAGTACCTAACCCAACAGGTTATGTTGTAAATGTTATCTTTACAGTATCAGGTACAGATGGTACACATACAGCAGAAATTGGTGGCAACATTCAATTTACACCTGAGCAAAATGAACCAAACTACATACCTTACAATGAATTAACTCAAGCTGAAGTTTTGGGATGGATTAATTCTGCAACTGATAATCAAGCAAATTATTATGCAAATATTGATGGTCAAATTAACAGCATTGTTAATCCACCTGTTACACCATCAGCACAACCTTTACCTTGGTCACAATCTTAATTTTGTATATAATGTTTTTAGGTAATTTTGCCTATATTTTTAAGGAACAATGATGCAATCCGTAAATTTAACAGTTGAACTCGTCAATGCAATTCTTGGTTATTTAGGTACTAAACCTTTTACTGAAGTTGCACAATTGATCAATGCAGTACAAACTCAAGTAGCACCTCAAATTCAGCAAGAAGCACCTGTTGAACCTACTGAATCTACAGTACAGTAATGGAACTTCTCATGGATGGAATCGAATCTATCGTATACGATACAGATAAAAGGCTTTCTGTCCATGAGCAAGTTTGTGCAGAGAGATATGAAGGTATACAAAAAGCATTTGCTAATGGTACTAAGCGTATGCAAAAAATTGAATATATGCTGTATGTTGTTATATTTTCAGTTTTATTTGGAAAAGAGTTTGTGGTGGATTTGATCAAGCATTATTTAATGAAATGAAATGGCTGAGTTTAATCCTATTGCTGAAGGAGCAAGTTCATTAGCTGATAGCTTAGAACAAAGTAGGCAAGCTGGGAAAAAACTTACTAAAACCATTGAAAATATTCAGCATGATGGTACAGAGGTTGCTTTACAAGAATTAGAAGCACGAAAGAAGCACAAAATCCATGAAGAAGCAATGGAAAACTCGATGATCTATCGAGCTATTCAAGAGTATAAAAATCAGAGTGCCATTATTCAAGCAGAAAATGAAGCTGAAAAAGAATTTAAGGCTAAGTATGGTGCTAAAGAGTGGTCAAAAGTATTAGAGTTAAAAGCAGTAGTAGAGAAAGAGCACCAAGAAAGCAAAAAATATTATGGTCATAAGTTGGAAGATGTAAGGCGAGTACAATTTTGGTGTTGGTTTGTAGCTTTTATTATTACCAGTTTGTTGTTTTATTTTGATTTAGTATGAACTGGGTGAAATACTGGTTTGCAGTATTTTTAATTGAATTAGCTATTTGGTCGTATGTTATTTATCTTCATTTTGAAATTAAAGAATTAGAGAAAATACGATTACCCAAACCAAAGTTTGATAAAGAACACAAAGTAATTGTTCGAACCAAAAAGGATATAGTGCGTGGATGATGATCTTTTCAAATGGTGGACAATATTTGCGTTAATTTGTATGATGTTAATTATTCTTTTAAAGGAGTAGTTATGGCATTAGATCCATTATCAGCAGTCCTCGATTTAGGTAATACTTTAATTACTCGAATTTTTCCTGATCCTGCACAACAAGCTGATGCAAAATTAAAACTTTTAGAATTGCAACAAAGTGGTGAATTAGCCACAATGACTGCACAAACTGATATTAATAAAGAGGAAGCTAAAAGCACAAATTGGTTTGTAGCAGGTGCTAGACCTTTTATTTTATGGATATGTGGTTTTGCCATGCTTTATTGCACATTGTTAGAACCTATTTTAAGATTTGTAGCAACTGTCATTTATGGCTACACAGGTTCATTTCCAGTAATAGATACTAATTTTACTATGCAAGTTATGATGGGAATATTAGGTCTTGGTGCAATGAGAACCTATGAGAAATCAAAAGATGTTGAAGGCAATCGTTAAAACTTGTTACGCTTGTAAAAAAGAAAAACCTGTAAAAAAATGAAACCTAAAGAACATATTTTATTAATTGCTACTTATGCTTTGGTTGGTGTAGTTGGTGCATTTATTCTGATGTTTATTTATGCCATTATTGATCCTGCTGTAGATGATACTAAAGTATTCGATATTATTGGTCCGGCTTTCCAAACTGTGATTGGTGGATTTATAGGGCTTATTACTGGCATCAAAATAGGAAGCGAAGAAGATGATAACAAGTGAACAATTAACACAGTTAGGTATTGATCAAAAATGGCTACAACCATTAAACGATACTTTTGATAAGTTTGAAATCAATACTCCAGTAAGAATGGCATCTTTCATAGGTCAATGTATGCATGAAAGTAGAGATTTTACACATTTAGAAGAAGATCTTAATTATTCTGCTGTACGATTAACGCAAGTATTCCCTAATAGGTTTACATTGGCTAAAGCAGAAGAATGTGTTGCCAAAGGCAAACAAGGCATTGCTGAAGGTATGTATGGACATAGATTAGATCTTGGTAATACACAAGATGGGGATGGAGCATCTTTTTTTGGAAGGGGTTTGATTCAGCTTACTGGTCGTGCGAACTATACTTCTTTTGCCCATTCCATAGGTAATGATGAAATTATTAGTAATCCAGCTTTATTAGCAACTCCTGAATATGCTTGTCTATCTGCTGGCTGGTTTTTCAGTACACATCATTTAAATGATCTAGCTGATAAAGAAGATTATCTTACAATGACGAAAAAAATTAATGGTGGGACTTTAGGTTTAGATCAAAGAATTGCCAACATTAAAAAAGTATTATCTATACTTGCATGAATGAGAATTTAGAACAAGAACCTAAAAAGCATTTAAATGGCTTTTCAGGCTTTTGTGCTTATTGTAATACTCCTATTAGCAATGATAAGTTTTGTAGCGAAGAATGTGCAGAAGAATTTGAACTAGCTACTAAATTTGGATTGTTTAACAAACATGGGTAAGCATTAAATACGACTGAATAAGCAACAAAGCACCCATAAAAACAATTGTTATTGCTGACCAATTCATTTCTCACTCGCTTTCTTTAGTATTGCTCTTGCAAAATCAATTATTTCGTCACCATTTGGAGATTGTGATAATTTTTTCTCGGCAAACTCTATTATTTCCTCATCGCTGAGTTCACGAAGTTTTTTAGAAGCAATACCATTCCAATAACCTGTTGCGTAAATAGCAGATTCTTTGTCGGTCATTTCACTCGCTTTCTTTAATAGTAATTTTGAATATTCATATACATTTTCAAAAAGTTCATCTTCAGGAGTTCTGCGTAATACCAACATAAAAGCAACTGACAATTCTCGTATTGTTGCATCACTTAGTTCACGCAAACCATCATATCTACCAATCAAGTAAGACCTTGTATCTAAGATTTCATTCTTTTCTTTGGCTTTCTGAATACCATTCCAATAACCAGTTGCGTAGATAGCAGATTCTTTATCAGTCATTTATCGCCTCTTTATGCATAAAATCAATTAAACCATCTAATACTTCAGGATTTTTGTTATCAGCCCATACTCCACTAACAACAAACTTTAATTCCATTGCCCTATCAATTTCACTATTTGGATACTTTAATTTGTAGCAATGACTTCTTAAATATCTATATCTTTTTGCGTCAGCTTTCAACTCCTCAATCTCTTTGGCTTGTTGGCGTAGCAAAGGTGCTACAAATTGTAGTGTTTCCCAGCCAATTGATGTATGGTTTTGGTTCATTTGCTCAAGCCTGTTAATTAGGTCATTTAAAGTCATTTCTCACTCGCCTTTCTTATTATCTTTCCATTTCCAACCAAAATATGCTTCGGTATTTTTGATGTGTTCTTCTGTAGGCTTTTCTGTAACATTCATGTGCCAATTTCCACCAATAACCCAAGATCCAGCATAAGGTGGATTTAATGGTGCAAACTTCAATTGTGGTGAACAGGTATGAACAGAATCACTTGATACTTTTTGTCCACATAATGTACAAACAATCCATGTATCATAAGCATTTAAAGTAATTGTTCCATCGTGGTTTGTTTTCATTTTTTCTCCTTACATTGTTTAATTATTTCTTTAGGAATATCAATAGCATAGGGATAAGTAACCATGCGACAATCATATTTCATCTTATATTGGCTAAATTCATTCAAAAATATAATGAATGAGCAAATTAATAAGCTAAATAAAAAACCAAACCAAACTAAAGAATAATCTTTCAATTTTTTTCATCCCAAATATTTTCGCATTGTTTTATATCAAACCCATAACTTACACAATCATGCAAATAAGCCATTTTTCTTGATTCTGCTGGTGTAGGTTCAATAACTGCTTCTTTTTTCTCTACAAGGGCATCCTGATGACAAGAACAATAGCATCCATGTAATACAAAAATAAAAATAACTAAAAAAATATATTTCATCAGTAGGGATCACAGTACACATTAATAGGAACACTTACTTTTCCATATTGGGTTTGTAAATAGATAAACTCAGTTCTTGGCTTCATTTTATTTAGAATACAGCCTTTGCTATCTTGTAAAACTTGATAGGGAGTAAGTGCCACAATTCCATTAAAATTTTGAATAGGATAAGGTTCAGCCTTATGAGCACAAGCAACTAAAAAAATCATTGGCATCACAACAATTAATTTTTTCATTATTGATCCATTAAGTTTTTTAACATTATTAATTGTCCTTCCAGTTGTTCAGCATGATGTTTATACATTCTCATTTGAGTTTGAATATCAACATTTTGCAAGCGAAGCTGAAGGATCTCATTTTTTAAATCATTAACAACTTTTCTTAAATATTCGATTTGATTATCCATATACAATCCTATATAAAAATTGAAGAAATTTATTTTTATCATTTTTATCCAGCAAACATCTTTGAATAAATAACATATCTTTATCATATTCAATATAAGGTTTAGGCTGATAATTAATACCTATTTTTACTTTACCAGTATCGTATGGAATGCTCATTTTTGTTCCCTCGCTTTCATCATAATGTCAGCCAATTTGTATGATGTTTTAAATGTTTCTAAAGCATCAAACTGTTCGTCTTTTATTAAATTAAGTTGTACTTCTGCAAATCGAATAGCAAAGTAATCTCTTAAATCCATGCCATAATCTGTTTGCCAAGCATCACCGCCAGTAGATTGTGTTATGTTTGTTGGAAATGCTTTCATTTCTATCTCTCCCTGTTTAGTTGTCTATACGCTTCTATTGCGGCCTTTAAATCTTCTTCTAACTGTTCAATGCGATCGCGTTGTTGCTTAATTAACGCTAAGGAATCTTTAGCTAACTGCACTAAGTTGCCCCTGTCCCATAAATCAAAGTCTGTCACGGATTGCGCGCCTCTTGTAAAAGTTCAATACGCTCTCTAGCAACGCGCAATGTGTTATACCGCTGATGCAAACGCTGTAGCATCGATAAACGCTTGCCTTGAATTCGTTCTTGTTCCAATAAGCTAAAAACTTCTTCCTCGCTTAAGGTATTAATTACATCATTCAAACCACGCCAACTTAATGTTTTCACTAACTTCTCCTTTGTTAAATTTAATAGTATTACGTAAAAAAGTTTTTGACAACTTTATTTTATTTTCTTTTTTAAATTATCTATCGAATGTTGCAACCTTGCAACATATTTATTTGCAGAGTTAGCTTGTCGCTGGGCTATTTTTAATTCTTCTTTAGCCGCTTTTAATTTAATGCTATATAGTTCTTGTCGTTTCATTTTAGTTCCTCAAGTGCAATGTCAGAAATGGCTTTTTTAGTATCTAAAGCTGCCCAAATTTTTTCATCGATGGTTTTATTGGTTAATAAGATATAACACCAAACATCATGTTTTTGACCGCCTCGATGCAAGCGGCCAATAGTTTGTTCATATAATTCAAGGCTCCACGGCAAAGATAAGAACACGATCTTATTGCCGCCCATTTGCAGATTAAGACCATGCCCTGCGGATTTTGGGTGCAGTAAAAGCAACTCAACACTGCCCTCATTCCAACGCTCGATGGCGCAAGGCGCGTCTAAAGTTACTGCATGGGGATAGCGACGCTTGAGTTCTGCTAATTCTTCTTGATAGTTGTAGACAAGGATAGTGTTTGCACGTTGGTTTTCTGCCAATAGATCTTCTAATAAATCAAACTTATGGCTAGAAAACCATATCGCTTGCTGATGCATGATGAACTGTCCGGGCGCATTAACGTCAGCCTGACGCGTGGTGTCATAGATAAACCCTGAACCCATCTGCTGTAGCTTTTGCGTTACCACCGCTGCGTTAGATGCAATGGCTTTCGCATCAGGGAATTCCACTACAAAATCTTTTTTCATGCGCTCGTAAGGTTCACGATCAGGTAAATCGCAACGCATTTCGACGACATGCAAGGGCGGTAGTTTATCTTTGTATTCGCTCGACTCTAAAACAAAAGTAGAAGGCCTGATGCGCTGCATCACTGCTTGTAAAGAACCTACGCGTGGCTCCCATTGGCCAAAATCGCGGTTAATACAAACAAAATACGTCTGTAAAAACGCGCCCTTACTGCGGCCTAATAATGTTTGATCTACAATCTTGCATTGGCCAAAGACATCTTCAAGGCCGTTGCTCGTAAAGCTACCCGTTAGCCCCCAGCGTATTTTCATAGGCTCGATGATAGAAAGCAAATCTTTAAAGCGTACGCCTGACGGATCTTTCAAGCGCGTTAATTCATCAAACACAATGCCATCAAAATTTAAAGCTTGCTTTTTTAACCAAGAAATATTTTCATAGTTCATTACGACGATGTTGGATGAACTTTCTAAGGCCTTCATGCGTTGCGCAGGCGTGCCAATAGCCAATGATAGCGTCATGTTGAGTTGCCATTTAGCCAACTCTTGTGGCCATACATCGGTACACACGCGTTTGGGTGCTAACACTAACCAACGCTTAACAAGCTTAGTCTTTAACATTTCTTGCATGGCGGTTAGTGCTATTAGGGTTTTCCCTGCCCCCACCGATGCAAGAATCATCGCGCGATCACGCTCATATAAAAAATCAACGGCCTTCTCTTGATAGTCACGTAACTTCAAAATGGTGCCTCGCCAAGAAGTTCAAATACGTTAGGTTTAGCTTTGCGTGGCAACCGAATTAAAGTGTAATCGTGTTGCATGAAAGCAAGGGCTTCTTGTTTAGTATGAAACCTACGCAACATAGTGCCTGTTTCATCATTTACTTGGTATCGCATTGTTTTATCCAATCATCAATTTCTTGTTTTGTTTTTAAAACAACATAATTTTGTTGCAGTTGTTTCATTTCATTTCCAAAAATAATCTGAAGCGCAGATAGTGAGCCAGTGGGACTTTTTAATTCAATGAACCACGTGCTACCGGGCAAACAAACAATACGATCAGCTACGCCGCGTTGCGAAACAGATTTAAACTTATATGTTTTTCCGCCCCTACATTCAACTGCCCAAATTAAATACTTTTCTATCTCACGTTCTCTCATGTGCATAAATATAACACAAAAGTTTTTGACATTATTTTATTTTTCTGTGTATACTGAATGTTCAATAAAGTTAAAGTAAAGGAAAAACTAATGGCCAATCATTCTTCTATCGTCGGTGGTTCCACCGCTTCCCGTGTAATAAAATGCCCCGGTTCAGTTGCATTAGTAGCTAAGATGCCACCAAAGCCATCAAGCAAATATGCTGATGAGGGTACACTATTGCACAATACGATTGCAGAAATTCTTCAAAACGACATACCGCCAGCGAATCTTTTAGGCACAAAGTATAAAGAACATGTGTTAGTCCAAGAACATTTGGATAATAAAATTTTCCCTGCGTTAGAAAAACTCAATGAAATAGATCCTGATTGTTTAATGGATATGGCCATTGAAACAGAAGTTCACTTTGGTGATTTGTTGCCGGGCGTTTTTGGATCAGCCGACGTATTGGGTAAGCTCAATAGAAAAGCCTTTGTTATTGATTGGAAATTTGGCGATGGCGTGATTGTTGAGGCTGAAGAAAATTATCAAGGTATGTTTTATGCCGCAGCAGCGATGCATACGCCTGAAGTTAATTGGGTATTTGAAGATGTGGATGAAGTTGAGATTGTTATTATCCAACCGCCTATGATGCGGCGTTGGGTGACGACTGTTGCACGTATCAAAGAGTTCGAGCGTGACTTAATTGTAGCGGTTAAAGAATCCGAAAAGCGTGATGCTAGAATTGAACAAGGTAGTCATTGCCGTTGGTGCGCTGCTAAACCTGTTTGTCCTGTAATGACTGGTGCAGTAGATCGCGCGATGAATACGCAACTTAAATCCATTGATGCGAAACAGATCAGCTATTTTTTAGACCACGCCGACACTCTTGAGCAATGGATTGCAGATTTAAGAGCGTTGGCGCATCAAATGTTAGAAGCTAATATACCTGTGCCGGGTTATAAATTAGTAGCCAAACGTGCTACTAGACAGTGGGTAGATGAACTAGAAGTTGCAAAATGGGCGAGCGATTTAGATAGCAGTGTAATTTATGAGCGCAAATTACGTACGCCTGCGCAACTTGAAAAAGAATTAAAGAAACATAAAAAAGAATTGCCGAAGGAATTAGTTGTATCGATTTCTTCAGGTAGTACGTTGGCACCGGAGAGCGATCCCCGCCCAGCGGTTTTGCAAATCGGGAAGCAATTAAATGCAGCCCTTAATAAACTAAACTAAAGAAAGAAAGTAAAGATGAACTCATTAACAACATTTAAAGCAGCAGGTTTACCAGCAGTAAAAGATTTAGCAAGTGCATTAAAGACCAACTTACCATCTGTAGCCAGTGCTGGCACTGTGATTATTAAGATGGATAAGACAGGTCACTGGGTGTTTGGTGGTGATATGACTGAGATTGAGCCTGACTCTAAGTGGGCGGTTAATCCATTCAGTTTTATTCATGGCTATATCGCATGGGGTGATGGTGATGTTTTAGGTGAAAAAATGGCACCTATTAGTCAGCCTCTACCTGAACTTGATGTAGCTCCGCCGGGCGCTAAAAAGGGTTGGGAAACACAAGTTGGTTTATCAATCAAATGTATTAATGGCGATGATAAAGATATGGAAGCACGCTATACAACAACATCTGTTGGTGGCAAACGTGCGGTTCAAACTTTAGGTGTTGCTATTGCACAACAGATTGATAAAGATCCATCGAAGCCTGTAGCCATCATTACGCTTGGTAAAGAGCATTACAATCATAAATCGTATGGTCGTATCTATACGCCTGTATTTACGATTGTAGATTGGGTATCTATGGAAGTTGAAAACGAAATAGATGAACAATTAGAAATGGAAGAACCAACTGAAGTAGAAGAAACAATTACGCCTGTTCGTCGTCGTAGAACTGCGGTGTAATCCATGACACTTTGGGTTGATTTTGAAACGCGTAGTAAATGCAACTTGCTTGAAAAGGGCGTTTACAATTACGCGCAAGATATTACTACCGAAGTGTTATGCATGTCGTATGCGTTTGATGATGAGGAAGTTAAAACATGGCTTCCTCACCAAACCTTTCCTCAAGAAGTTAAAGATTACGATGGCATTATTTACGCTCATAATGCTACGTTTGAGCGTTTAATATTTTGGTATGTATTGGGTATTAACTTTAAATTAGAACAATTTTATTGCACGGCAGCGCAAGCAAGAGCCAATTGTGCGCCCGGCTCACTCGAAGATGTTGGTCGGTTTGCAGGGGCGTCGATGCAAAAGGATTACAGAGGCGGTCAATTAATTCGTTTGCTATCTATTCCTAAGGCAGATGGCACGTTCAATAATGATCCTGAATTGATGAAGGAAATGGTTGAATACTGTGAACAAGACGTTCGCGCTATGCGTGTTATTAGTCTTAGCCAACGTCAATTATCGGCTGAAGAATTGCATGATTACCATATCAACGAGCGCATCAATGATCGTGGCGTGTTAGTGGATGTTTCACTTGCTAAAGCAGCCATGCGTTACGCTGCGACTGAATTAGAAGAAATACAAAACTTAGTTTCAGAAATCACTGAGGGCGAAATCACTAGCGTGAGATCACCTAAAATGCGCGAGTGGGTACAGGCACGCGTTGGAGAGCAAGCATTAAAATTGATGGAGTCTTATAAAGAAGGCCGTAAAAAATACTCCATTGATAAGACTGTCCGCGCTAACTTATTAATCATGGATGATGCTGATGAAGTGCCACCGCATGTCGCTGATGTTATTCAATGCGCTGATGATTTGTGGGCGTCGTCTGTAGCGAAGTTTGAGCGCATGGTAAAGCTGGCCGATGATGAAGATGCAAGAGTGCGTGGTGCGTTTGTGTTTAATGGCGGTAGCGCAACAGGTAGGGTGTCTAGCTTTGGCTTACAAGTGCATAACTTTACACGCAAGTGCGCTAAAAATCCTGAGGCAGTGCGTCAAGCTATGGTATCTAATCAAGCGATTGTGCCTATGTATGGCAAGCGCGTGACGGATGTATTGAAAGGTATGCTAAGACCTGCGCTATTGCCCGCTAAAGGTAAGTCGTTGGTCGTAGCGGATTGGGCAGCTATCGAGGCGCGTGCAAATCCTTGGCTATCAAATCAAAGTTCAGCAGAAGAAGTGTTAGATGTTTTTAGATCAGGGAGAGATATTTATGTTAGAGAAGCAGCCGGGATATTCAGATGTAGCGAATCAGAGATTACTTCTGATCGTAGGCAGATTGGTAAAGTTGCTATATTATCTTGTGGCTACGGCGGTGGTATCGGTGCTTTTGCTGCTATGGGTCGTGGCTACGGGATTCATCTTCCTGAGTCTGACGCTAAGAGAACTGTGGATGCTTGGCGTAGAGCTAATCCGTGGGCTGTTCACTATTGGCAAGAACTAGAAACTGCCTATACACGTGCGCTAAGAAACCCTAACACAGAGTTTGTTGCAGGGCGTGTAACCTATCTTTTTGATGGTTTACATCTTTGGTACGCTTTACCATCAGGCCGTGTGCTATGCTATCCATACGCGCGTTTAGATGAGGATGGCGTATCGTATGCTAAAGCTGCTTGGAAACCTGCCGCAGATGCTAAAGAGTGGCCTCGCGCACGTTTATGGAAAGGACTTGCTTGTGAAAACATTACACAAGCTGTTGCTAATGACATATTGCGTAGCACCTTGCGTCAATTAGATAATGTAGTGTTGCATGTCCACGATGAAATCGTTTTAGAAACAGATAACCCTGAAGAAGATGCTGAAGAATTAAAACGCGTCATGTGTACGCCCCCTGCATGGGCTACTGATTTACCCTTAGACGTAGAAGTAAATGTTATGACTCGATATGGAAAGTAGTAAACTGATAAACCGAAAAGGTTTGAACCCGACAAAGATTCAAACCTTTTCTAACCAAGTTAAATAGAGGGATTAAATGGCTGGAAATAATAATATCACATCATTAGAATTTGTTGAATACCTACAAAAATTAGCGGTTGAAGGAGAAACTCTCTTAGTAGTGCGTCAAAAGCCTGTGATGGTTGCTGGTGAACAAGCCACTCACAACGATGGAACTTTAAAATACACATGGCCAGCCTATCTGCCGGAGCGATTTAGACCGGGCGGTGCTTGGTACGGCAACACGGGATCTTTTATGATTGATCGTTTTGTCGATGGGCGTGTAGCTGCATCCGCCGCTAATTGCGAATACGTTGCGGTCATGGTGCTAGATGACATTGGCACTAAATCTAAGATGCCCCCACTTGAGCCAACATGGAAAATAGAAACCTCACCGAATAACTTTCAGTGGGGTTATGTTTTTATTGAGCAGCCAACGAAGGGCGAATTCTGCGCGGCTATCAAAGCAATCGCTAATGCAGGATTTACGGATGGCGGAGCAATTAACGCAGTGCGTAACTTCCGTATCCCCGGCTCGATTAATCTCAAGCCCGGTAAAAATAATTTTGAATCCAAGTTAGTGTTTTTTAACCCTGCTAACGAATTCACCTTAGACCAAATCTGCGATGCTTTGGGCGTTGAGCCTGACATAGCGGATACTTCCTCGATGCGAACCATTCAGCTTGTGGATGATGGCAGCGATGATATTTTGAACTGGTTGAGCGAGAATTCTTTGCTGTTAGAGAACGCCAATCCATCAGGATGGTATGGTGTGGTATGCCCTAACTATGCCGAACATAGTGATGGCAATCCAATGGGGCGCTATCATCCTGTGAACCGCGCTTACTGTTGCTACCATGAACATTGCACGGGATTTAACTCACGTGACTTTTTGAACTGGGCAGCACTGCAAGGCGCGCCGCAGCATGAGCCGGGAGTTAGACCTGAGTTGCTCACGGAAGTATTTAGTAACGCGCTTGCTAAGATCACACCATCCGATATGTTCTCTAACACCACTACGGAGTTGTTAGCCGAGATCGAGCGCAAGGAGTTAGGTCGCATCGAGCGTCAGCATTGGTATGAGCGTTTCGCTTATGTGCAAGATGATGATGCTTACTTTGATATTATTGACCGCCGTGAAGTTTCACGTGGAACATTTAACGCGCTGTTCCGTCATATTCATTGCAAATCGATTCACACAGGGCGTAAGGTAGAGGCCTCTATCGCGTTTGACGAAGGCCGTCAGGCGCATGATTCTAAGGCGTTAGTTGGCTTAACCTACGCTGCTGGAGAGTCTGTGTTCGTAGGGCGCGAGAGTGACATTTACGGCAACCGCTGGATGGATGCGCGGCCTGATGTATCTAATATTAAGGTAGGTGATATTAGCCGTTGGTTTGATCTTGTAGAAAGATTAATCCCTGATGAAGATAGCCGTAAGCACGTGTTTGATTTGATGGCTTTTAAGTTGCAGAACCCAGCCATTAAAATTAACCATGCCGTATTGCATGTGGGTGATGAGGGTTGTGGTAAAGACACGATGTGGGCGCCTTTTATTTGGTCAGTTTGTGGCTCACGCCTTAAAAATCGTGGCTACATGGATAACGATACCATCGGCTCGCAGTGGGGCTATGATCTTGAATCTGAGATTCTTATCATCAATGAACTTAAGGAGCCTGACGCCGCATCGCGTCGGGCGCTTGCTAACAAACTTAAGCCAATCATTGCAGCGCCACCGGAAATGCTGAACATTAATCGTAAGGGCTTGCATCCTTATCAGATGGCCAATCGTTTGTTTGTGCTGGCGTTCTCGAATGAGCAAATTCCGATCAGTTTATCATCCCAAGATCGTCGTTGGTTTTGTTTGACTTCTAATGCACCGCGTATGAGCGATGATGCCGGTAAAGACATGTGGGATTGGTATAACGCAGGTGGCTTTGGCCAAATATCTGCTTGGCTAAAGGCGCGTAATGTGAGCCAGTTCAATCCGGGTGCAACACCTGAAACAACTGAATTCAAGATGAACTTAATTGAGCATGGTCGCTCAATGGCAGAGTCTTATATCGTTGAGCTATTAAAGTCACGGCGTGGTGATTTTGCAAGTGGCATCATTGGTAGCCCGTTCCATGTAGTATGTGATCGCGTATCGGCCTTAGTGCCATCGGGCGTGAAGATACCGCAAGCTGCATTGCTCCATGCCCTCAAGGAAGCTGGATGGATTGATTGTGGCCGCCTTGCATCGTCTGATTATCCTAACAAAAAGCATATCTTTGCAGCGCCCGATGTGATTGAAGGTATGACTAAATCGGAGATACGTAGGGCTGTTGAGATTGCACAAGAACCTAAAGCAGTATTGCTTGATATAAAAAGAAAGAGTGCTTAACCCAAACGCTTGGGTAGTGTGCTAGGATAGACACTAACCCAAACGCTTAGGTTATGAAAATTAAGGAAACTAACAATGGCAACTCCAAAACGAAATGATTCAGGTGGTTTAAAGTACACAGAGCTATCATCTGCGGGTAAGGCCTTAGGGCAAAAGGGCGGTAAATCTACATCGCCAGCCAAAGAAGCCGCGTCGCGCAGCAATGGTAATCAAGGCGGTAGACCTAGCAAAGTTTAATTGATACCATAATATTGCAAAGCGAACGCAAAAAGTTATAATGACAGTTGTACACGTGAGAGATTATGGCCAACGGCTTGTAGCTTTGCTTATTTATTTTGCTTGCGTGCTTGCCGTTTTTTGGCCATCATGTTGCAGTGCATCTAAGGGTAAACCCCTAGATTTTCATTTTTTCCTTTAAAATCAATAACTTGCGGGTGTTTTCTAAAGTATTTTCTAGGAAAACCCTCTTTTCTTTTTAAAATCAATAACTTACGGGCTTTTTTAGGATTTTTCAAAAACTGAAAATCCCCCGCTATTTTGCTTTTTTGCTTTAAAATCATAGGCTTACGGGCTTAGGGCTTGCGGTTAATCATAAGGGTATAGGCCGCCGCTTATGATCAAGGCCGCCGCCCGTTAGCTTACGGGCGCGGCGTTGCGTATAGGCGCGACAATACCCGCTTAAATAGCGCCCGTTTTTGATCTAGCGCGGGCGCTATTCTCGCAAAAACCCCGCGCGGCTTCACTATCTAGCGCCCGCGATTTTTGCGACAATAGCCCGCTACTAAGCGCCGCGCCTTATGGCGGGGGCTTATTGCTATCGGATAAAAAAGCCGCCTCTAAGGGCGGCGTATTGGTTTAATTCATAGCTTTATTTTTTCTCTTGTTTAATCTCAAAATCATTCATTTTAAAAGCCCTCTATTGTGTAATTTATATTTAAACTGTTTGTAAATTTTCCATTTCAAAATAAAACGCGCTTTTTTAATGGCCATTTTAATAAGCCCCTATTGATAACCAAAAATTATCATTTAGCGCCGCGATTCGCGCGCGGGCGGCCTTAACATCATTTTTGTATTGTTTTAATTTACTGATTAGCGCCTCGCATATTGGCGCTTGTATCGCGCCCGCCTCGCGTTGTGCGCGTATCGCGTGGATAAGCTCGCGCGCGGCTTTTTTGGCCTCGCTAATCTCATTTTGAAGATCGTATATTTCATTCTCGGCCGCGTTTTTTGCGTCGTTTTCGCGCTCGCGCTCGGCCTCGCGCTCGGCGTGGTGATCCGCGCCACTTGCGGCCGCGCGTATTGCGTTTTCATGGTCTTGCGCGCCCTTTTCTACGCGCTCGCGATCGTTGAAATACAATGTAACGCCGTCATATTCATTCGAAAATGTAACGGGAATATAATCCACTCCCCGCGAATGGCGCAGTTTAACCACGCCGCCCGTGATTGTAGAAAATCCGCTATTATCGGCATAATATCCCGTGTATTTAAGGCGCATATAATCCCCCGCCGCCCCGATATATTGGCCTATGACTTCGAGGCTATCGGCATAAATGCGGCCATTATCTCTCATAGTAAATTGTTGAAAATTTTTACGATAACCCGCCATTAAACCATAGCGGCATTGTCGCCAATTTTTATAATATTCAGTTTTTGCTTCGCTTGCGCGCTTGCGATAGATCGCTAGGCGGTGCGCCGATCTCATATATTGATTATTCATTATCGAGCGCCCCCGTTGTAAGCTTCGATCGCGGCGGCGATCATATCCGCGTTAATATCCGCGCGTGTTTTCTTAAGCTCAAATAATTCATATAGAATATAATCCGCAATATAGCGGTATAGATCATCATTCATTTTTAAACCCTCTATTGTCTAAAATCGGGCAAAATTACCCGCCAAAAAACCCCGCAAGCGCGGGGCGTTTTAACTGATAATTTTTTAATCGGCCGCGTTTAGATCAATTAACCATGAATCGGGGATTTTATCGAGAGCGATAACTTCAAGGCCGTCATATTTAAAGCGAATATTACCAATATTAAATTCTAGGCCTTTATTAAACCAATAGGGTAAAGCTATTTTATAGGGCGTGTTTTTTAGCCTAACAGTGCGCGGCGTGTAATTTTGTTTAGTCAAATACTTGCTATTTTTTCTCATTTTTAATAATCCTCTAATTTAAAATTGTTTTTAATGCGCTCACTACAAGCGCGCTTTATATCGCGTATTATTTGCGTTTTTGTATAAAATATATACGATCGTTTAAAATAATCCCCGTTATCATGCAAGGCGCTTGCGACAATGGCGGCGGGCGTATGATCAAGGGTTATTAGATAATTTTTATAATTTATATAGTAGTTATTCATTCGCGCCCCCTATTTCGCGGATTTTAAATTCTGTTATTTCCTCTTTCACGCCCTCATAGGTTAATTGTTCCTCGATCGCGGTATATATCCAATTATTTTTGAGAATATAACCCTCATCATCAAGCTTAATTTTTATTTTTATTTCATATTCTCGCATTTTTAGCGCCCCTCATTTAATATAAAAAATTCGCGTTTTAATTCCTCTAAACTCATATTTTTAAAGCCCTTAAAACCATAATTTAAAATATCGAATAGCGTATTATCGTTATAGGCCGTATCATTCATACAGTTATCAAGGGTTAATTCAAATACTTGCTTTTCTAAAGTTAATCTATTTTGATAATTATTCATTTTCTAAGCCCTCTAAAATTGCATTGACGCGCTCACATAATTCGCGCAAATTGTAAGAAGTGAACACAATCCCGCCGCCGTATTGTTTATTGCTAAATTTGCGGCCGCCTAGCGTTTTCGCGCGGCTTAATGCTAGGTTATATTTTTGCGCTATTTTATCTAAGCCCATATACTCGCTTAGATCGCTAGGCCGTGTAAAGCTTAGGAAGTGCGCGACATAACGCGGGTTCCCGTTTACATCATTATTAACTCTTGTAAAATCGCTTTGAGTAATCATTTTTAAGCCCCTCTTAATAATCAGTATTAAAAAAGCCGTTAATTAAACAATCACCAATTCGCGCGCCGATCTCGTTTAACTTTTCAGTATTGATATAAGCGCCCTCGCTATCCGTGAAGCCGTCGTTGTCGCGGTAATCTAAGGCCGTGCCGCCTACATCAAAAAAACAAAAACTATCAAATAAATTATATGGCTCACAATAATCCACAAATTTAAAAAGCTTGGCGTCAGTGTAGCCGCCGCGAATATCACAACCGCCGTGAATTTGTAGTAATACGTATTTATCCCCGTTTTCACTGTCTAAAATATGCCCTTGAATATCTTGCGATAAGTTAGAATTAAAATTGTAAGAATTAAACCCGCCCGTAAACCATTCGCGCGATTCTGTAAAGCCCTTATTTTCTAGCCATTCCCCGCCGCTATCGCTAACTCCGTAAAATTGATCATTTTGCCAATTATCGACGGCCATAGAATTAAACTCTATACAATATTGATCTAATTCTAAGCAAGCTACAAGCTTATGGTATAAACTAACGCCGACGCTAAAATCATAGCTTTTCACGCCGTTATATACACCGCTTGATATATCCAAGTAGGCGGGCGCTTCGTTTTGAAAATCCTCTAAAGTTTTACCTTGATTCTTTTCCCATTGGCGGCCATACGCGCCGCCACTGTCTAAAAAATGCCGCCCCGTGTTTTCAATTAGCATTTTATGAATTGTATTTTTTAATTTAAAATCATTCGTTTTATCGCTCATTTTTACGCCCTCTTTTCTGTTTAATTGGTTTGAATTTTGCCGTTATACTTGCGCGCGAATAGCTGCGCCGCCTCTAATGTATTGAAGCGGATAGAATATTCCTCACCTTGAATTGAATAAAATACGATATACATTAGGCCGCTTCCTCTATAAAGTTAATTACTTCGATAATGCAAGAATCCGCGCATGATAGCGCGTTGATCACGGCGCTATTGTTCCAATTATGGCCGTATTGATGATATAAATCCGACAGTATCGCTTGCGCTATCCGTAATTTTTGACTATCGCTTATTTGATCAATATTAGTGAGCGCGTTATTATAGGCGCAATACGCGAGGCCGTGCGCTGCTATCTCTTGTAGTAAAGACATGATTAAAATCCCCCCGTTTTATAGATATAAACTAAGGCCAATAGCGCGCCCGTTATGGCCATAAATAGGCCGCCTAATACATAATCAATTATTTTTGTTTTCATTTATATACCCTCGTAAACATTTCAATTAAACATAAAAATAAGCCCGTAAAGCTTGCGGCCATTAAGTAATAAAAAATTTTATCTATCATGCTAAGCCCTCTATATTGGTTAAATTGTTATGGCGTTTTACTTGCGCCATATTGTTAATGTAAACGATTTTTTTACAGTTTGCAAGCGCTTTTTTTAAATAATTGTCAAATTGTCAAAATATTTTTGTTGTTGTTGTTTTTTATTTTTGGCATTGGTTAAATTGTTATGGCGGGGGGCTTGCTAGTATTGGCAAAATAGGGGTTTTTATTGTCAATTTTTAGGTTATGAAAATAGGGCTTATGACAATGGGCGGGGCTTTATAGCATACGGGGAAGCGGGGCTAATTGGTTAAATTGTTATGCTTATTACTTATTTAGATTTTAAAAATACCACTGTATATATATACAGTATAAAATTACTGTGTAATTATAGCGAGCAATTTTTAGGTAATGACAATTTGCCAATATGGCAATAAATAGGGCGGCGCTTTTTTGGCCGTGCTAGGGGATTTTTGCTAGGGGCTAAATGTTAGGGGTTAAAAGCTAAAAAGTTATGGCTAAGAGCTAGGGGGCTAATGTATTTTTACTAATTTTTTACCCCCGCCCCCTAGCCCTTAATTTTCACGCCCCTAGTTTTTAACTTCATGCTATCGGCTTAAGGGCTTATGACAATTTGACAATCCATAAGGCGGCGTTATCTAGCCCCTAAGTTATTGATTTTACTAGAGTTTACGGCTTGCGGGCGGGGGCTTTTAGCTTTTAGCTAGGGGCTTGCGGCCGACGGCTTGCGGGCTAAAAGCCGTAAGTTATTGATTATAAAGGGATTTTTTAGTCTATCAAAATCGAATGAGCCTCCCCCTCCTTTTCTACCCACACCGCTGCGTGGCTATATGCCTTTTTGCACCTAGCCATTAGCTAAAAGCATTTTAGAAAAAAGCCAAAAAAAATTTTTTAAAAAATATACTGTAAAAGATTCTTTTACACTATAAACCTACATTGGCGTTTTTTAACCTTTATGCTAATATCGTACATATTTGTTAAATAGCGGGAAGTTATTATGAGTACAAAAAATCGTTTTTCACCCGACCCTTTATTTTACTCAATTGACTTTAAAGCCAAAAAGATAACGGCGACGGAAGAAGATTTAGAGCGTATCTATGATAGTGCTTACAGAGGGCTTACAGGCGATGCTTTAGCGCTATCGTCAGGGTATTTACCTACAGATTTTGCTATTTTGTGCGCTGCCGACGACCGCGCAGCGAATATGATTACATACGCGCGCGCAGTAAATCAAGCAGAAGTTAGCGGCGCATTGATGAAAAATGCATTAAGCGGCGATACTAAAGCGGCGACAGTAATTATGACGCACTTACATGGCTGGAAACCGGCTAAACCGGATGGTGATAGCTCTCAAGATATTCGCATTATTGTAGAAAATGCATTACCGGAGCCTAAAATAAACTAATGACAGAAAATATCAAACGGGTAGTATTGCCCGTTTTACATACTGGACAAGAAGCTTTATTTAACCAGCAAAATCGATTAAATGTTACGCGTTGCGGTAGGCGATGGGGTAAAACGCGTTTTTTAGAATGGTTAGCTGCCAAAAACGCCTGTAATCGCAAGTCAATTGGAATTTTTGCACCGGAACATAAGCAGTTAGCTGAACCTTGGGATCATTTGCGCGATATTCTTGATCCTGTGGTAAAAACTGCCAATCGCAATGATGGCACGATGAAATTAATTAATGGCGGAAAAGTTGATTTTTGGACATTAAACGACAACGAACTCGCTGGCCGAGGCCGTGAGTATGACATGGTGCTGATTGACGAGGCGGGCTTTACCAAATCACCGCAGATGAAAGAAGAAATTTGGTTCAAATCAATCAAGCCAACCATGCTAACTACTCGCGGGATTGCTTGGGTATTTTCTACCCCGAACGGCGTGGATCCTGATAATTTTTTCTACGCCGCGTGTAATGATGAAGATATGGGCTTTAGTTCGTTCCATGCGCCCACTAGCACCAACCCGTATGTCCCTCTTGATGAGTTAGAACGCGAAAGAGTACGCAACCACCCTTTAGTCTTTAAGCAAGAGTATTTGGCCGAATTTGTAGACTGGTCAGGGGTGGCCTTTTTTGCAATCGATAAATTATTAGTCAATCACAACCCCGTACCCTACCCCGAACGCTGTGACTCTGTGTTCGCCGTGATGGACTGCGCTGTGAAAGGTGGTAAAGATCACGACGGAACGGCCATCGTCTATTGTGCTTACAATGAGTTGCTTGGCATACCGCTGACTATCTTGGATTGGGACATTATTCAAATTGATGGCTCTTTATTAGAAAACTATATGCCTAGCGTTTTTATGCGCTTGGAAGAATTCGCTAGATTAACAAGAGCAAGGTACGGCGTGGCTGGAACATTTATCGAAGATGCGGCGGCGGGCACGATACTTTTGCAACAAGGCCGCAGTCGGGGGTGGAATGTGCATGAGATTGACAGCAAGCTAACGCAGATGGGGAAAGATGAACGCGCTATCGACGTGTCAGGTTACTATCATCAAGAAAAGATAAAAATAAGCGAGTTTGCTTACGATAAAACTGTTAATTTTAAAGGTTCATCGCGCAATCACTTGCTAAATCAATTAGCATCATTCAGAATTGGTGATAAAGATGCTCATAAAAGGGCTGATGACTTGCTCGATGCGGTGGTGTATAGTATCGCTATCGGCGTTGGAAATAAACTAGGATTCTAAAGGGTAATTATGTCTGATCTATCAGTTACTAATTCATCAGTACCATCACAGTTAATGCAACTTTTAAGTGCTCAAACTATTGAGCCGGGTACTCCCGCTGGATATGAGTTATGCAAAACCATTTGGGAATACCATCCTTTAGCTGGTAAATTAATTGAAAAACCGATTACTTTAGCTTTATCTAAACCAAGAAGTATCAATATCGACGCTCAACCTAAAGAAATGCTAACCGATGCGTTTCAAAGAGAGTGGGATTCATTAGGTGCAACAAACCACATTCGCGACGTAACATATTTAAAAAGAGTATATGGCGCGGCCGCCATTGTCGTTGGGGCGGAGAACATACCTACAACAGAACCGATTGATCCTTGGAAATTGCCGTATTTAAATTTGTATTTTAATCAACTCGATCCGCTAAACACCGCAGGATCCATTGTTACTAATCAAAACCCTAATGCGCCCGACTTTCAAAAACCATTACCTTTCGTAACTGCCGCCGGTCAGCCGTATCACCCAAGTAGATCTGTGGTTGTGTTTAACAATACGCCCATCTATTTAAGTTTTCAATCTTCAGCGTATGGTTTTACTGGCCGTTCAGTTTTTCAAAGAGCGCTCTACCCTTTAAAATCTTTTGTTCAGTCCATGATTACCGATGACATGGTGACAATGAAAGCTGGACTTTTAATTATTAAACAAAAGCAAGCTGGGTCAATTGTCAATCGGGCAATGCAAATTGCATCGGGTATTAAACGTACGTATTTACAACAGGGTACTACAGGTAATGTTTTAAGTATTGATGTAGATGAAGATATTGAATCTGTAGATTTAAATAATACAGATACAGCAATGACTACTGCAAGAGATAACATTATTGCCAATATTGCTGCTGCTTCAGATGTACCTGCTATGTTAATTAAAGATGAAGCATTTACTAATGGTTTTGGTGAAGGTACAGAAGATAGTAAAGCTATTGTGCAATATGTCGAAGGAATAAGAGCCGACATGAAAACTTTGTTCGACTTTTTTGACAATATAGTACAACACCGCGCATGGAATGAAGAATTTTATGAGTCAGTCAAACAAGCGTACCCTGACAAGTATGCCAATATGACATATAAAGAAGCTTTCTACAGTTGGAAGGATGCATTTAAGCCTAGTTGGCAAAGTTTAATGGAAGAACCTGTTTCTGAACGCGTGAAAACTGATGAAGTTAAACTCAAAGGTATGACTGAAATGCTTAGAACTCTCTTACCTGTCATTGATGGCGAAAATAGAGCAAGAGCAATTCAGTGGGCGCAAGACAATTTGGCCGAAATGCCTGATATGTTTAAAAGCACTATGCATTTGGATATTGAAGCCATCGCTGAATATGAACCACCTACTCCACTAACCGCACCAACTGAGCCACCATCCAAGGATTAAACGTGACTTTTTATGAGGTAGTCACCGCAGCCATCGCCGATTTTATGCGATATGGCTTTGACAGCCAAAAAAGACTTGATTTTTGGATAGAAAAACTACGCGAAGCCGCCGTAAAATCGTTAATTACAGAAAAAGAGATGCAAAAAGAAATTGAGCGCTCTTTAGGTCAAGCTTATTCACGTTTAGTTACAAAAGGCGGATTAATTAATGACAATGTTTCTAAATTTACTCTCGATAAATTAAAGCCTAAACTCCGCGCCGAACTTGATCGACGCATCATGGCCTCAGCAAACTTAATAAAATATAATCGCGAAGAAACTATCAGCAATACTTTAAGACGTTTCGCCGGCTGGGCTACCAGTATCCCTATCGGCGGAACTGACATTGTAGATAAGAAAAAAGAAAAGAAAAATATACGAAAAGATTTGGCCACTATTGACTTTAAAGAACGTAGAGTCATTATTGACCAAACACATAAATTGATTAATAATATTAATGAGATTGTAGCGGTAGATAACGGCGCAATTGCAGCAAGATGGCATAGCAATTGGCGTCAAGCAAATTACAATTATCGAGAAGATCACAAAGAGTTAGATGGCATTATTTATTTGGTTAGAGGTAGTTGGGCTGTTGAAAAGCGTTTAATAAAAGCAGTTAATGGATATACTGATGAAGTCATAGCGCCCGGAGAAGCTGTTTTTTGTAGGTGTCGTTATGTGTATATTTATAAAATAAAAGATTTACCTGAAGATTTTTTAACCACAAAAGGTAAAAAAGAATTACAATCCGAGAAACAACAGTAGGTTTTATATATGCCATTTGAGTCAGAAGCCCAACGAAAAGCTATGTACGCTGCCGCAAGCGGTAAGAGCAATATTGGCATCCCTAAAGAAGTGGCAAAAAAATTCATTAAGCACTCTACTGATGAAATTCCCGAAGAACCCACCCCATTAAGTACCCCTGAATTTATAGAAGATGAAAGCTCTGAATTAAGCGAAGCGAAGCATCAGCTTGCTTCAATTAGGCATGAGATAGAAGCGATCAGCCGTAAAATTTTAGGTGTAAAAGTAGATAATTATCTTCAAAAAGCCATGCAATCTGATGATGTTATGGTTAGAAATGGCGAGCCAGTTCCTCGTTTTGGATCTGATTCTGAAGCATGGCAAACTAAAGAAGGTAAAAATAAAAATGGCGGTTTAAATGAAAAAGGCCGCGAATCTTACAATAGAGAACATGGCGCGCATTTAAAAGCGCCTCAACCTGAAGGTGGCTCTCGCAAGCAGTCATTTTGCGCCCGCATGAAGGGCATGAAAGAAAAATTAACTTCAGAAAAGACAGCTAACGACCCTGATTCAAGAATTAATAAATCTTTGCGTAAGTGGAAATGTGATGCTGATGATGTCAAGCATGATTTAACCAATATCTTGGATGCTTTAATTGATTATGCAGAATCTATCCCTGATGAAGATCCATGCTGGGAAGATTATCATCAAATAGGCATGAAAGAAAAAAATGGTAAACAAGTTCCTAATTGTGTACCTGATTCAGCAATGAGTATTTCAGATATTCATGGGGAACAAGTTCCTGTTCAAGAATCCAAGCCTGTAGCTAAAGATGCTGGAGCAGAAGGTAGAGCTTCAGGAATATTATTTTTAACTGATGGTGGCGAAGTTTTAATGATTCGCAGAGGTGATGGTGGGGATTACCCTTACACATGGGCAGTACCCGGTGGTCATCAAAATTTAAAAGATGAAAGTTTAGAGGAATGTGCTCGTAGAGAATGTTTCGAGGAAACAGGAATTGACTACAAGGGCAAGCTAGAAGTATTGCATGATGATGGTCAATTTTGTACTTACATTGCAAGAGGTTTTGAAAAGTGCGATGTGAAGCTAAATTATGAATCTACTGGATACGATTGGTGTCCTGTTAATCAACCACCACAGCCATTGCACCCCGGTTTAGAAATAGCAATGAAAGTAGCAAGTATTAAAACTGAATTGGATGTTGCAGAATTAGTTAAAGCAAATGTTTTGCCAAGTCCACAAATGTATGCGAATATTATGCTATTGGCAATTCGTATTACTGGAACTGGATTAGCATATAGAGGTTCTATAGGTGAATATGTTTGGAGAGATTCATCACTGTATTTGAATGATGAATTTTTAAGAAGATGTAATGGTTTAATGGTGATCATGGATCATCCTGAAACTGCTGTATTGAATGGAAAAGAATTCAAAGATAGAGCAGTTGGAAGTATTATGTTGCCTTATATTAAAGGTGACGAGGTTTGGGGTATTGCTAAAATTTACGATCAAGACGCAATTAATGAGATTTGCGAAGGTGAAATTAGTACATCCCCTTCTGTTGTATTTGACAATACAGCAGGAAACACTACACTTACTACTGAGAATGGTGAGCCACTCTTAATAGAAGGTGTTCCATTTCTTTTAGATCATATAGCTATTGTTACCAAAGCTAGAGGATCTAAAGGAGTATGGGATAAAGGTGGCGATCCAGCCGGAGTTTTATTAACTAACCCTGAGGTATCAAATATGAATGAAAATGTAAATGCACCAAAGGCAGATGCCCAAGGTGAAAAATTAGATGCCATTCTATCAGCCTTGAGCAATCTTGCTTATCGTGTAGATAGTATGGAGAAAAACTTACCAGCACCACCATTGGTTACTGCGGCTGACAAAAAGAAAGCTAAAAAAGACGATGATGATGCAATGTGCGATGATGATGATGAAGAATCAGAATCAGAAGCTAAAAAATTCATGGAAAGAAAGATGGATGCTAAAAAGCGTAAAGATGACGATGATGATCGTAAAGACGCAGAAGGCTCTGATCCTAAAGAACATGGAAAGGCTGGAGAAATGAAGCCTGACGATGAAGGAAAAGTTGAACATCCCGGTCACATGGAATTCAAAAAAGATGATGACGATGATGATGATGACGATGACAAAAAAATGTCTAAGAAAGATGAAGAAGCTATGAAGATGGATGAAGAAGAAGCTAAATATGCTGATGCACAAGCTAAAGCCGATAGCGTTTTCTCCGCTTTTGGTAAATCTGCTTCAAGACCATTACAAGGTGAAAGTTTAGTTGCTTATCGTAAGCGTTTGTTGCGTGGTTTACAGGCATACTCTGATACTTATAAAGATGTAAATCTTCTTAAAGAAATCAAAGGTGAAAAGATGCTTTCTATTGCAGAAAAGCAAATTTTTAATGATGCTTTAGTTGCGGCTAAATCTCCAGCTATGTATGCGGCTGATGCTGAATACGAAATTAAGGAAAGAGATGCTTCAGGTCGTACTATCAGCAGATTTAAAGGTGGATTTGGATGGCTCGATTCATTTAAAGTACCATCTTTAAGAGTTAAAGATTTTAACCTCAACAACAACAGAAAATAAGGATTAGATTATGTCAGCACTCATTTCACTAAATCCTATGCAAACAACCAACGCGGCTGGTTTATTTAATACCAACTCCGCTGGTTTTACGCAAGGTGATGCACAAGATGATCCAGCAGTTAAGTTTTACTTAGCTGGTGGTGTTCTTTCTACATCAGCAACTACACCTATTTGGGGCGGTATTCCAATTCAGGAATTTTCTGCTGTTGGACAGAATGGCCAAGGTACTTTATCAGGCAACGTACAGCCCGGCACTGCAACTCTTGGTTCTTCAGTTCTTCAAGCTACTGGCTCTGCAAACCCAACAGGTATCGCAGTCTACAATCAGGCTTATGCAGGTATTACTACTCCACAGAGTACAGCGCCTCTATTTAGCCCCGGTATGTCAGTAAACTTCTATCGTTTTGGTAGCGGCGCTCGTATTCCTTTGGTTCTTGACCCTGCTTCTGTAGGTATTGATGGACAATTGATTACAACTACTGTTTACTTTAACTACACAAACAACTGGGTAACAACAACACAACCCGGTACACAAGCTGCTTTCCCTGTAAAGGTTATCGCAGTTAGCACCAGTGGCAATAAAACTGTTTCCTATAGTTCAGGAACAAATACTGCTAACTGGATTTACAATCAATATGTGGCTCTTTGCCTAATTTAATAAAGGAACTTTACTATGTCAGGCTTTGCTCCCTCATTTGTAACAGCTAATCCGCACTTTATGATGCCTGAACTGATTATGCAGTACAGTTTGGCTTCCGGTGCGTTTACAACTCTTGCTACAGAAAACCCAATGGCTAGATTAGGTGAAGCTGATTTGTATGTGTACGCTAAAAAAGTACAACTTACAACTCAAGTTCAAGCTAACCAATCTCAATTTAACCAATTGCCAAGTGCTTCAGTCATCCCTTCTATGATCAGCACTGCTACATATCGTGTTCAAACTAGAGCACAATATGATAACTTTGATGAAGCCGCTACTGGCGCTTGGGGTTATGCTTTACCACAAGCTATGCGTCTTGCTGCTCGTCAAGGTATTGCACAACAGTTGCGTAATGCACTATTGTATGGTTACAATCCTGCCAATGGCGAAGGCTTGCTCAATACTGCTGGTATCACAACATCTACATTAGGTGCTGATACAAATGGTAATACAGGCTATTCTAAGTGGGATTCAGGACAATTGGCTCAATATATGCTAAACATGATTGGTACTTTAAAAACCAATACATTGCAAATTGGTCAGCCATTGCGTTTAGTGTTCTTAGCTCCACAACGCTTTATTAGCCAAATCAGCTACTCAGGCGTTGTTTCTTTAACTCAGTTCCAAAGAATTGGTGCTGGTGTTGAAACAGCCGCAGGTTTAGTTGAAACTGTTGCTTCATGGGCAGGTGGCGATGATGTTAGTTTTGCAGCCGATGATACTCTCATTGGTCAGGGCGCTGGCGGTACAGATGCAATTCTTTTAATTGCTCCTGAACTTAAGATTCCTAAAGCTAACGCACAAATTAACACTAACATTTTTGCAACTTTAACTCCAAATCAAACTGCAACATCATTGATGCTTACTGATGTGTCTGCTCCTACAGAGATCCCTACTCCGATCCCTGACGGCGGCATCACAACTTTATACACAATGAGATCTACATCAGGTTGGGGTTTAAGACCTGAAGCAATGTATTTGCTATCTGCGGCTTATTGATTTTAATGCGCGAAGTAAACTAACCCCACTTCATTGTGGGGTTTTTTTTAAAGGAAAAAATTATGATGATTGAAAATGTTCTTAGAGAGCTAGAAAAGTTCATGGAAGAAGTTCGTGAATTTATGGGAAAAGCGAATGGTAATTCAGTTGTAAACGATACACCTGCTCCTGAAGTATCTGAAAACGCTAAATTAGATCAACCAGCTTCAAAAAGTTAATGTTATAGTATTAAAACTTGTGTGATGCCAAGTTTGTAACAATGGGTGGCAGGGTACTTTCAAAAGAAGTGCCGCATCATCTGTCACCCACCCAACTGGGAAAATATTATGGAACTTTATATAGCTAATTGTACAAAACAGGATCATCAATTCACTTATATGTTGCTGGAAAATCCAAGGCCTTTCATGGAAAGAATAAGGGCTGGATCTCAGATTAAGATCAAAGGATCGAACGATGAAATTGATCAGATTATTAAACAGCATGAAATTTATGGATTAATTCCTGTAGATAAAATTAAAGGTAATTTTTCAGGAATGGCTTATCGCATTGACAAGCCTATTAATGTTGAAGCTATTGAGAATGGTATTTCTGTTAGAGATCAGACCATGATTGATAGAGCAACTGAAGCTAGAAAAATTACAGCAGTAGCATCAGATCAAAAAATATCTGAAACTGCTCAACAGATGGGTTTAAAACAAAAAGCGCCTTTAGAAATAGAAATTATTGAAGAAAAAAAGAATTACGCTGATAATGAACCTAAGTTTGAACAAACCATTGAAGTAGTCAAGGAAGGCATTGCTCCAAAAGGTAGAGGTAGGCCAAGAAAAGCATGATTTTTTAATTTAACTTAGGTACAATTTGATTATGAGTGATCCCATTACTTCTCCGCCAACTTTAGCAGGTTTTGTAGCTTGGTCACAAGCTGTAATGGGATTAAATTCTGTAGTCATAAGTCCTACAGATCCCGGCTACACATACGCGTTTCAAGTAGCGCTAGATTTAGTACCTTTAGATTTCTCTAATACTTTACCGGATATATACACAATAACTGTATATAACTACGGGGGAAGTCTTTTATTGCAATTTCAACAAGATTATGCTGGCCAAACATTTTTTGCTGATGCAAGAAAAGCTTATGGTATGAATAATTTCGTGGCTGGAGTTGTTAATGCTGCGAGCGATGTTACTACCAGCGAATCTTTATCTGTTGGTAAAGGTTTACAAAATCTTGATTTAATTAGTTTAGAAGCCATAAAAAACCCTTATGGCCGTCAAGCTATAGCCTATATGCAATCGCTTGGTACATTATGGGGGCTAACTTAATGAAACTTAAATTAGGTGTAAATGAAGTTCCTGAAGTAGAAGAAGGCGAAACTACTTACACTGTAGGTAAAAAGCTAGAAGAAACTTATGGTATTTTTTCTATGTTTTCTAATTACAGAAAAGATTTTATAGCAAATGCTTTAGCTGAAGATGCGGCGGATGGTATAGCTGCATTAATAAAAGGCGACACTGTTGATGTAGGAAAAGTTTTTGCTAAAAGTAGCGAAAATATTACTGATAAATTGCATGAATTTATTACGCAACAGCAAGTAGAAGAAGTAGCGAGTAGATATGGAGAATATGGCATACCTACACAAGCCGCGTTACAAGGAAAAACGCTTAGAACTGTAAATGGTCGAAATATTAAAAAGCCGAAAAAAGGTCAAAAATTTAAAGAGTATTACGGCGCCCGTAGGCCATCATTTATGTATTCAGGTTTATTTGAACATTCGTTAAAAGCATGGGTTGAATAATGACCACAGTTAATGAAACTTCAGGAGCTAAACCACAATTAGGTGCTGGTTTAACTCAGGGTATGCAAACTCTGTCAGGAAATGAACAGGTTACTTTTACTTTGTATGTGAAGTTAATTTTGCCTTTGGATGGCTATGTTTTTTGGGTAAATGCAACACTTTTAAATGATACAGCAATTTATAATGCCTTAACTTATGGTTTTGCTGAATTCAACAACAAAGGGAGTACCCTTCCATCGAGGAAAATTACAGTTAATGGATCATTCCATTTTAATACTGAAATGCATCAATTGGAAGATCGTACAACAGCTTATAACCATACTATTTTTACTTCTCCACAACTTATACAAGATTTCAATTTACTAAATCCTAATTTGTTATATGTAGCGAATTATGAAGATTTAACTTTTGCTTTCAGTCGTAGAGATAACTATTATAAACAAGCAGATTTATACCATTATCGTGGTGATGCTTTGTATTCTATTATGAATACACAGTTGATTAACTCGATGACAGATTTTGATTCTACAAGTGTGATTGTTTCTAATAGTTTACCTATTTGGTTATCTTTAAATCAATTCTTTCAAATGTATCCATCGTATTTGGTAGGGCAAAATATTTCACCCCCTTATGCTTCTGTAGATATTCAATCCACAATAGCACTTGGACAGTTTCCTATTGTTAATAATATTGCTCCAAAAGCAAATCAAAGTAAAACTGCTGTTGCTGGATATGCTGTTGCTGGTTATGCTGTTGCAGGGGAAAATGAAATTGCAACTCAATCAAGTATTCAACAATTAGCTAAAGATACAGTAAAAATTAATATATTTGGAATTAGAAATCAAGAAGCATTAAATTTCGTAAATTACATCTATCAATACAGTTTGAATACTGATAACATTGGCATGATGAATATGCCTATCATTTTTGATGAAAAGGTTACTCAACCTGAATTTGGTATTATTGCTCAGAAAAAGTCAATTATTTTTGAAGTTAGTTATTATCAAAATACAGTAAATGATGTAGCATTAAAACTGATACAGCAAGCATTTATTACGCTTACAAGAGGTACTGTACCAGTGTAGTTTTTTTTTATGTGTTTAACAGTTTAAATAAGGAGTTATCATGGCAATTGGAAATGGACAACCAGCAGTAATTAATGGTGCATTAATTACAGCACAAGGCATCAATACATTCTTGAATGTATCAGCAAATACTTTAGTTAAATCAACAGGTGGTCGTATCGCTAAAGTCAATGTAACAACAGCAGGATCAACAACAGGTGGAATTTATGATTCTGCAACTATTGGTGGAGCAAGTGCTTCAAATTTAGTTGCTGTCATCCCTAATACTGTAGGTACTTATACAATTGATTTTCCTTGTAAAAATGGCATCGTGTACGAAGTAGGAACTGGTCAAGTTGTATCTATCAGCTTCATTTAATTTTTTAAATAAGGAAGCATTATGCCCAACATTGTCAATGTAGTAGTATCTCAACAGGTAGCAAGTGCTCCTAATACCCTTCAAAGGACAGGTGCATTTGTTAGCCAAGGGGGTACTACATTAGCTACAGGTTCTACTCAGCTATTAACTAGCTTGAGTAGTCTTACATCAATCATTAATCCAGCAATTAATATTACTGCAATTACTTGGTCATCATCAGTAGTGACAGTAACAACTTCTACACCTCATGGAATTCCAAGTGGTGCAACAGTGCAAATCGTGATTGCTGGTACACTTCCATCAGGATATGATGGTACTTTTGCTGGAACAGCTACAGGAACAAATACTGTTACTTATCCATTAACAACAAACCCCGGTGCTGAATCAACTCTTGGAACATTCCAATTAAATTCAGCAGTTGAACTACAAGCAATGGCAAATACATTCTTTGCTCAAAGTGCTAGTTTAGGAGTTTATGTTCTTGAATTAGGAACTAATACTGTAGCAAATGGTGTAACAGCACTACAGAGTTACATTACTGCAAATGTAGGACAACCAGCAAGTTCTTTAACTCCACAGTTTTATAGTTATTTAGTTCCTAAGAGTTGGGATGCTAATACAAATGCTATTAATATGTACAAGTTATATGAAGGAACAACTGCTCAACAGTATTTTTATGTAACAACTACATTAGCAAATTATAATTTGTATGCTGGAATTAAATCAGTATTCGCTGTTTTACCAAGTCCTAGTGCTCCTGCTACTGAATTTAGTACAAGTGCTTTCTTTTGGGCAACATTAGAATATAATCCAAGTTCAAGTAATTTAGCTTCACCGCTAGAATACACTTATATTTATTCAGTAACACCTTATTCAACTTTAACTCTAACGCAACAAACACAAGTGTTAGCGGTTGGAGCTAATTTTGTATTTACAGGTGCTCAAGGTCAAATCAGTAATACATTAATTGAAGGTGGTAATTTTATGGATGATAATCCATTTAATTACTGGTATTCAGTAGATTGGCTATCTATCAATGTTGCAACTTCATTAGCTGGTGCAATTATTAATGGATCGAATACTCCTACAAATCCTTTGTATTACAATCAGGCTGGTATTAATACTTTACAAAAAGTAGCTCAAGCAACAGTTAATAATGGTATTTCATTTGGCTTAATTCTCTCACCTGCTACAGTTAATGCTGTATCTTTTGCTACTTATGTAGCTCAAAATCCATCAGACTATGCAGTAGGTATTTATAAAGGTTTAAGTTGTACCTTTGTACCATTAAGAGGATTCAGTTCCATTACTATTTACCTAACTGCTTCAAATATCCCAGTTTAAGGAGAATAAATAATGGCAAATCCACAAGTTGTACAAGGTACATTAAATAGACTACTAGCAAGCGTAGTTTACGCAAATTTCGCAAATCTCAATGTAACTTCTTCTTATTTATCAAGAGAAGCTATTAGTTTAGGATTTGATGGTGATACATCTCTATTAATAGGTACTTTAACTGGAGCAGTAACCAGTCCTGAACCTTACATTTATGGAAATGTCACCATGCATTTATTAAGAACGCAAGCTCTTGGTAATGCATATAAAACTCAAATTGAAACTAATACTACATTAGGATCTGTAACGATTTATCCTGATTCTGTAGCATTATCACCATTTCAATTGAATAACTGTGTTTTATCAAGTATTCAAGAAGTGGCTTTTGATGGTACGCAAGCTGGATTAATTGTTAGATTGCGTGGTGTCTACTCTATTAACTCATCATTGTTTGCAATATCTTAATAAGGAAAAAAAGTGAAAATTGATCGTAAGTTGAATTTAGTGATGCAAATTCAAACTGTTGAAAAAGGAATAATATATGTACATTCTTCTTCTATCAGCAGGGCGATATTTGAACAGTTTTATCTTGAATTAGGAAAAGTATTTAGTCAATGTTTTGATGCAAATAATAAAGCTGAACATTTAGCCTTATCTGCACCTCAACTCGCTTATCCAGCTTTGAAAGCAATAGCAAATCAAGCTGGTAATTGGGATGGTGCAGGTGGGGTTAAAGCAGGTTTAGTCAATGAAATTATTCGTTTAACAAACATTATGGTTACTGGTGAAAATGGCTGGGAAACTATAACACTTGATACAGCAATTAAAAGAGAAGTTATAGACGAAGATGAAGAAGCAGAAATATTAAGTTCACTCGTTTTTTTTACAGCAATCTCCAAGGTAGCACCCAAGGATCTGAAAAATTCTTTCTTGGAGATGGCTGGGTCACTAAGAGGTTGGGAACTTACATCCTCGGACATTATGGAATATCAGAATGGTTTACCGATATTGACCAAAAAAGAATCTACTGGCAAGAAGGCGAAGGAATCATTGCTAGTATCTTAGATTATATTAGTAGTATTGGCTTTAAAGATTTTATGGAAGAAATTGGTAATAAGTGGTCAGATGTAGAAGAATTTAGGCAAAGACATCTTATTAAAGCAATTAATAACAAATCACTATTTTAGAGAAAAATAATGGCAACAAAATCAGTCATTGAAATTGATGTATTAGATGATAAATTTCAAGCCTTTGCTAAAGAATTTGAAAAAATTAAAAAAGCTCTTGCTCAAATGCCTTCAGATTGGAGCAAAGCAAATTCAAGTGGCATTAAAAGTATTCAAGGAGTAGGTAAAAGCCTACAGGATGCCAAGAAAAAACAAGACGATTTTAATAAATCTATTAAAGATGGTGAACAAGCATTAAAGAATATGGCTGGAATTACAGCTAATATTGCAAGGAATATGGCAAATACAGCTATTTCTTTTGCTAAATTTATAACTTTAGGTGCTATAGGTGGTGGATTTGGTTTAGGAGCTTTAGCTTCTGCAACAAGTGGTCAAAGAAGAACTGCTCAAGGTTTAGGGATCACTACTGGTCAATTACGATCAGCAGAAGTTTATGGTGGAAGGTATATTAATCCTCTACAAACTCTTGGTAATTTGGCTGATATACAAAGTGACATTACTAAAAGATATTTATTAAATCCATTTGGTTTAGGTCAAACACAGGGGAAAAATGCGGCAGAACTTTTACCTGATACTTTAACAAAAGGTAGACAATTATTTAAACAATTTGGTGGTGAAAAAAGTATTTTAGATGCTACAGGTGTTACTAAAGTTATAGACTATGAAACTTTAAGAAGATTAGGAAATTTAGAAGAAAAAGAATTTAAAGAATTTATTGAAAATTTAAAAAATGGAAATAAACAATTTGCTACTTTTGATAAATTAGATAAAGCATGGCAAGATTTTTGGGTAAATCTTAATAAAACCAGTCAAAAATTACAAGTTACACTTATTAATGTATTAGAAAAATTACCTGAATCTTTAGGTAAATTATCTGATGCTGTAGCTGATGCCATTGAAACTTTTTTAAGTCATCCTGAATTACAAGAATGGTTAGATAGTTTAGTTCAAGGCATTAAAAAATTTGCTATTTATTTAACAGGTGGTGAATTTAAAAAAGATGTTGATGAATTTTGGAATACCATAAAATTTTTAAGATTAAAGATTGAAGAATTCTCAACAAAATTGGGTGCAATTGTTGATCAACTAGAAAGTTTTTTAACAAGATTAAAAAATTTATTTGGTGGTTCAAGAAACCCTGAATTAGATACTCCATCTTCTAAAGCAGAGCAGGGATTTTTTGGTGGTATTGATGATGCTATAGATAGATGGTTAAGAAAACAATATGGTTTAAGTGATAAAGCATCACCATCTAGCAGTTCAGTAAGTAATTTTAATCAAGCACTAGAAAAAGCTAAACAAGATTATAAAGCACAAACTGGACAAAATTTACCTATAACTAGCTTAAAAAGAAGTCGAAAAGAACAACAAAATTTATATGATAGATGGTTAGCTGGAGAAAAAGGAATTTATATGCCTACAAATCCAGCAGACTATCCAAATCAACAATGGTTTCACGAAAATGCTGTCGATATTGGCATTAATCAAATACCAAAAGGTTTTAATATTAATTCATTCATGGCTCAAGAAGGATTTCAAGGTATTGGTGCTAAAGATCCAGTGCATTTTAATTATGTTAATCCATTAACAAAATTGGAAAACAAATTATCTCCTCAGAATAAAGTTCAAGTTCAAATCAATAATAATGCTGGTGCTGATATTAATACTTCTGCTAATGCTATACAAAACCCAAGGGGTGCAAATTGACTTCTTTAACGCAAACAATATTTTCATTAGCTTATGAACAATCTCCTATTTTGTTGCAAGGTGGAATTGCACAATTTTTACCGGGGCAGACTTTACCTATTGTCGCTATTACAGAATTGTTTGATGTTCCGGGGATTGAGAATCAATCTTTGTTTGCACATTGGAAACCATTACCCGGTGGCACATTACAACAATGGCAAGTAGCAGAATATCCATTTGCAAGTTTACAAGTAGCTTCCAATGCGATTATTCAAGAACCTTTAACTATTAGTATGTTAATGATATGTCCAGCACAAAGTAATGGTGGCTATGTGTATAAGCAAGCTATTTTGACAGCTATGAAATTAGCTTTAGATTTACACCTTTCTTCAGGTGGATCATTTAGTGTGATTACTCCTGCATATACTTATACAAACTGTCTTTTAACCAGTATTAAAGATGTAAGTAGTATTAGCGATAAACAAGTCCAATATATGTTTCAATGGGATTTTGTACAACCTTTAATTAGCACAGGTGGTTTTTTACAGCAAACTTTAGGAACTGTTATGCAAAGTATCACAAATGGCACTCCTACTGTTCCCAATTTAGGTGGAAGTACAGGATGGAATAATGTTCCACCAACTTCTGCTCCAACTGTTGATCAATACTATCCATTCTGATGACAACTTATATTAAATTTACTCCTCAATCTACTTCTAATTTTCAGTTTAATCCTGTATTAGATGGGGTTACTTATGTAGCTGTATGTTCTTGGAATATCTATTCACCAAGATATTATGTTTCTATTTATGATACTTCAAGAAATTTGATTGTTAGTAGACCTATTATTGGATCTCCTGATGACTATGATATTAATTTGGTATTTGGATATTTTAAAACATCAACTTTAGTTTATCGTGTCAGCAGTTCTAGTTTTGAAATAAATCCATGAGATATTACGATATTACAATTGTTCCAAAATCAGGATTAGGTGGAGCACCATTAAGTTATAGTACGCTATATTCTAATGGAATGAATAATACTCAAGCATTAAAAATAGATATTGATATTCCACAATCTTGGAATTATCAACCACAAGGTTTAGGGTATGTAAAAATTTATGGAATTAGTTTTGAAGATTTAAATCAATCAGCTAATTTAAACCCTGATTACATCAATAATTTATTTGCTACTATACAAATTAAATTAGGAATGTCTAAAGGTTTACCCTTTGCTAATCCAGCACAACAAGGATTGGTAATCAATGGATCTATCTTGCAATCTTATGCAAATTGGCAAGGCAATCTTGTTACTTTAGATTTAGTTATTACCAATTCAACTGTTAGTCCAAGTGCTAATGTCAATTTGGATTTTACTTGGACAAAAGGAACATTTTTAGAAGATGCGATTAAAAATACTTTACAGAAGGCTTATCCAAAAAGTAAAACAGGGTTAGAGTTAGTTATCTTTGGTGGCATCAGTCCTAATCTTATTGCTACTGAAACACAATCTGCAAAATATACTAATTTAGAAAGTTTTAATAAATATTTAAATCAAACCAGTAAAGACATTTTAAAATTACCTAATTACCTTGGAGTTGGTATTGTTGCTACTAATAGAGGATTTTTCTTAAATGATGGCACAGCTTCTCAGGAAGAACTTGTTACTCAAAAAACAGTAATAGTTGATTTTCAAGATATTATTGGCAATTTAACTTGGATAGATTATGTAACTATTCAAGCAAAATTAACAATGAGAGGAGATTTACAAGTTGGCAATTACATTATTTTTCCAAGTAAATCACCCATCGTAAATACTGCCGCATCAGCTAATACTCAACAAAGAAATAATGTATCGTTTCAAGGTGTTTTCCAAATCAATCGTGTTCGTAATGTAGGAAGTAGTAGACAAGCTGATGGGAATAGCTGGGTAACAGTTGTTGATTGTGTAGTTTCATCTAATTTACCTTCTACAATTAATTAATATGAGTTCAGCCCAAAAAACCCCCTTTGCTGTTTCATTAAATAATTTTGCTGAACAGAAAATATCTGCTTATCAGGAACAATTAGGTCAGGTTTACCCTTGTTCAGTTATAAAAGTTGATTCAATTAATGCAATCGTCACTGTCAATTTTGAAGTAGATACAGGTGATTCAACCACACTTCCTCAAATCACTTGCCCTATTATTGGTAGTAAATATATTAGAATTCCTGTACAAGTAGGAGATACTGGAATCTGTATTTCAGCAAGTACAAAAATAGGAAATATTACTGGATTGGGTAGTGGTTTACCCTCATTAATTCCACCTAGTAATTTAGGAGCATTGGTTTTTGTTCCTGTAGGAAATGCTAATTGGACTGCTACGGATCTAAATTCAATTGTTATTACTTCTCCCAATACAACTGCTGTAGCAACGATAGGCAATGACAAAATAGAATTGGCTTATTCTAGTAACAAAATTACAATTGATTCTACTGGTATAACAATTGATGGAAATGTTGTAATGAATAATAATTTATTGGTAAAAGGTAGCATTACAGGTCAAGATGGATTTAATATTAGTGGTGGTACAGGTAGCACCATGAGTGTTACTGGTAATATTGATACTACTGGAACTATTACCAATAATGGAGTATCAATAGGAAGTACGCATAAACATTCAGGAGTTCAAACAGGTACATCAAATACAGGAACACCAATATGAGATCTTATGGAGTTAATGAAAAAGGACAATGGGTAGAAATAACTGAAACTTCTTATATTTGGTTAGCTACTCTTGCACAAACTTTGCGATTAAGTGAGAATGAAAGTCCTTTTTATGCAAACTATGGCATCCCTGCTCAAAAATCTGTACAAACACAAATACCACCTGATGTTGCAATCAATAGAACACAGCAACAATATGCTCCTTATTTTGCAAGTTTAAGTGTTATAAAACAGCAAAATGTTGTAAACCCAACCTATAATATAAGTGCAATATTTCAAAATGGTACAACAATTCAAACTACTGTAGCGAGTTAATACATGGCAACTTTAACCACAGCAGGTGCTATTCCTGCAAGTCCAACAGATCTTTTAAATGCTGAAATTTCTGCCGCTACTGCTTTAAGCCCCGGTCTTACTGCAAATCTACCGGGCTCTCTTATTGAAGATATGGCATCAACAGCCGCAGGTGCTGTAGTCATTCAAGATCAAGCCTATGTTGATTTAGTGAACTCAATTTCACCCTATACAGCTAATCCATTTATTTTGTATGAATTAGGTGCAGTTTATGGAGTAAGACAAGGGCAAGGATCAAATACTTCTGTCTATGTAACTTTTTCAGGAAGTGCTGGATTTGTGATTCCAATTGGTTTTGTAGTATCTGATGGTACGCATCAATATACAGTTCAAGATGGTGGAATTATAGGAAATACAGGTCAAAGTTCTGCACTATTTTGTTTAGCCATTTCTTCAGGATCTTGGGCTGTTCCTGCTGGTACAGTTACTACTTTAATTACTTCTGTTCCTTCAGGGATTACTCTAACTTGTACTAATATAAATCCCGGTACTGCTGGAGCTACAGCACAAACTATTCAATCCTATCAAGCTCAAGTTATTCAAGCTGGATTATCAACAGCACAAGGAGTTCCAGCATTTATTAAAACAGCTTTATTAAATGTAAGTGGAGTTCAGCCTAATTTAGTATCTGTCAGAAATGTAGCAACAAATCAATGGGAAATTATTTGTGGTGGTAGTGCAGATCCTTATCAGATAGCCAATGCAATTTTTAATTCTGTACCTGATATATCTTCTTTGGTAGGATCAACAGTTTCCAGTACAAGGAATGTCACTGTAACGATTAATAATTATCCTGATACTTATAATATTATTTTTGTAAATCCAGTGGTTCAACAAACTGGTATTACTTTAAATTGGAGTTCTCAAGCAACCAATGTGGCTTCTAATGCATCTATTGTATCCTTGGCTCAACCTGCAATTATTAATTATATTAATAATATTTATGTTGGTCAGCCTATTAATTTATATGAAATTGAAAGTATATTTGAAACATCAGTAGCTAGTGTTTTGCCTACTAATTTAATTTCAAATATATCTGTAACTGTTTATATAGCTGGATCTGCTGTATCTCCTATTACTGGTACGCATTTATATTTAGCTGATGTAGAAGGCTATTACAATACAACTGCTGGATCAACAGCAACAACTAGCGTAATTATCAATAAAGTATGATTACTACTATTT